TCAGGATTTTCTGTGATAATCCATCTTTGCTCCCTGTTGTTTACGCAATGGCCTGCGAATCCGCCTGCAATCATTTCTGGTTTCCAAGTCGGGTCAAGTTTGGCGTTTGCTCTTTGTAACTTGATACGCTTGCCTTTTCTTTCGATAACTGTGTAAGGGTTTGTATCTGTATAAAGAGTGATGTGCGCCTGATCGCCGACCTGAAAGTCTTTGTGATCGGCGGGAACTGTATAAGGTCTGAACATTACTGAACCTCCTCTATCTCTTTTAACCAAGCCTGACGTCTTGCGTCAGCGGTTTTTGCGGCAATCATTTTTTCCCATCTTTGGAAGTTTTTGAATCTTTGAGTGTTGTTCATTGGTTTGATTTGTTTCGTACAAATTAATTATAATAGAATTAAATAAACTTGTCAACCCCCCTTTTCTAAATCTTCCCAAGATTGAAGATTTACAGTAATAGTCCAACTAGCACTGCAATACTTTTCAGAATCCCACATTGAAGTTGGTACTAGATGATCGAGAATAATTCGATTGATTTCTTCAGTAGTTTGTTTCGAGAAATTTTTTTCAAACTTCCTGAATCTTTTTTTGTGTGCCATTTTGTTTAGTTGGTTTGGTTCCATTTTAATTATATCATAATTCTTTTGACTTGTCAAATTTTATTGATACTTGACAAATCTAATTAATTATATTATAATAGGATTGAGGGTCAAACCTCAGAAACTTGAAAATTGAAAACCAATTAAACAAAAAGGAGGTAACTTTGATTAAGTTCACAAAGTTGCAAGCTGAATTGCTTGCTGATCGCCCACCTGATTGTATAGCTGATGCTTTGAGTCAGACTTACGATTGGGATTTTGACTTTATCTTTGATAAAGCGCAAGACCTGAATTGGGATATTGAAGGACGTCAATCAATCAAAGAAGATTTAGACAATTATGATCTGGAAATTCTTCACGATATGGTTGACGGAAACACGATCATGCAAAGGCTAATTGATGCCGCTGAATTTGAAGAAGACATTACCAAAAAAGAACTTGGTAATTACAAACGAGCCTTCAAAAGCGTAATCAAAAAGCTGAACAAAATCGGCGAAGGTCACGAAAGTTATCCAATCAAGGATAACTGGATGTTGTACTACTAAACAATCGCCCCCTTCGGGGGGCTACAAACAAATTAAACAATTTAAACTAAAAGGAGAAATCATGTCTGAATCTAAAAATTCAAATTCTGATAAAAAAGTTATTTTAATTAATGATGATACGATTGCAGTTTTTTTGACGTATCACGAATTACATCTTTTGATGGGTGTTATGGATGGAAGTTCTGGCTGTGACAAAGATGCAGACTTAACAGACCCCGAAGACCCAAACTACACATCGGAATATGCCGCCATTGATGACAAGCTAACATTTGCGGCCAAAGGCGTTTTTTACAATGACGTCTATAAGAGAAAAATCGACCCACAAGATTTTATCTAAATGATGCGCCCCTTTGGGGGCGTTTACTTTATCGCTTTTTCTTTTCTGTCCACTTAGTAAACAGGCTGTTAGGTTGATCTGCCTTCGCTAAGAAATTTCCATAAAGATTATTATTAACTATCTTTAATCCATCTTTCTTTGTATAGGTAGCAACCAGAATTGCTTCGCCTGTTTTGTTCATATCATAAAGTTCAAAGTCATCGAAGATGCCCGCCCTGATCGCTTCAGGAACAACCCTTGATACATCCCTATGAACATTACGAACATACTTTGGCGGAACTAATCGTTTTGTTTTCAGGAATCTTTGATAATTTCTTTCAAGCGCTGTTGCAATTTCCGCTGTCGCATATTTAGCGCGAACTGTCATGCCGCGATCTGTCATCATTTTTATTTTGCCTGATAAACTCTTCAAACTTCCATCGCCTGTTCCATCAAGCATCGTGTGATACCTTCGCTGTGCGCACTCTCGCATTAATCGTTTACTAATCCAACTTGATTCTTCGTGAACATAGCCTGCGGCGGCTTCTGATATTTTTCCGCCCTTTGCCTGCATTGCCTTAAATTCTGGTAAGCGTTTTTTTATTTCATCTGAGTCAATTACAACAGTTCCTTTTTTCAATGGCGATTTCTTCAACATGATTGATTTGCCAGAAGCCGACCCGCCGCCTGTCATATAGAAAATCGGGTTCTTCTGTGCGCGTGGATTATTCTCCGCAATAATATCTTCAACAATCTGATCGTGTAACTTTTGACGTTCAGGCGTCCACTTTGTAAGGTTTGATGGTTCTGCGTCCTTGGCAAGTGAACCATTTGAATATCTTTGCCAAGTATAAGGAGCGCTTTTTCTTTCTCTTACAACATCAGGAACAACTTTTATTTTATCTGCATTTTTTCCATAAGCGGCCTGCAACTGCGCTAAAGTTTTTTCTGACCCATCAACAGAAGCAAATTTTCTTATCGCCTGATCGCCGCCATATTTTTTTGACAATTTATCAAAAAATCGAACTTTTTTTGCTCCTAATGCTTTTGCCTTAACAGCGGGCGATTGTTGCGCAAGCCAAGTTCCATATGGTTGCCCTGCGGGTACTAGGCCGCTTTCTGACGGCCTGAAACCCCTGCGTCTGGGCGCTTCGATCTTACGACCAAAAACACGGCTTAAATTGTCATAATCTATTTCGGGTACTGTTCTTGATCTGCAATTGAAATGCTGTGGAGGTTCAGCACCTTTTCCATATTCAAAAACCTGTTGATCTAATAAACGACAACGTGAACTTGTTCTGCTATCCAAGGTCGCAAGATAACGATATTTTTTTGTTGCATCTGGGTTTGCCTTATAAACCTGTTGCGCCGCGACATTACTTACTTGATTTAAAGAAGTTCTAACAATAGTCATTATTTGATGATTTGCGGCTCTTGTTGCGTTTCCGCCTGCCATCGCTATCTGCCTAACATTACCTCTTGAATTAAACCTTAATTGGCCGATTAATCTGGTTCTTATCTGTTGTGTCGTATCGCCTGCCAATAATCCATCACGAATTTCGCGTCCTAATTTTTCAGCGCTTTTGTTTGTGATACCGCGAAAAGATTTTCTTATTGATTCGCCGTTTGGTAATTGAATCAATTCGCCTTCTTTTGCCGTCAATGAAAATTTAACCCCTGCCCCGCCTGCAATGGTGTTTAATGAATCGCTTAATATCTGGACGTTTAACTGTGACGCGCTTGTATTAACAACAGCTTTTGCAAATGCGGGCGTAACCTCAACAGTTCTGATTGATGACCTGATGCCTGCGGGTAATGCTTTTTCCATCTGATCGGTTGCAAATTCTGTTTGTAATTTTGCAACAGCTTCAGATACAAGTTGCATATCTCTTGTCGATTTGACATCCCATTTTTTTAAACTTTCTTTTGTCTGAACTAATAAAGAACGCAAACGTGCGGCGGTATATCTTGGCCGATTGCCTACTGGAAGCCGTTCTATTGCTTCTAATTTATCAACTGCCCGCAATATGATTCGATTGTAAGATTGGACGATTTCACGCGAAATCTTATTTGAAAATCTATTTAAATCTAAACTATTACGAAAATATTGTTCAGGTATTAAATCAGAGTAAGGAATAGATGCCCCAAGTTGGGAAACATCAGACGGAACCCGAATCGGCGTTTGTGTCATTAATCGTCATCTTCTAGGTCTTCTGTTGGTTCATCTGGTTCGGCTTCGGGTGTCGGTTCATCATCTTCAACCATGTCGCCTTTTTGTGTTTTTTCGATTTCTTCTTCAACGTCAAAATCATCGCCAAGGATTTCGCCTTCTGCTAACTGTTTTAATAATGTTTCATGTGATATTGCCCCAGAACTCCAAAGTTCGCGCCTTGCCTGAATCTCTTGTGGTGCTAATCTCTGACCCAAGAAATCACGATTGACAAAGGCGTTACCGATTTCTGCAATATTTAAATAATTTGCATGAAATACCAAACAATTGTCGATCATGTCCTGAAGCTGTTGCGCCACAATCATCAAAGTCGAATCGCCTTGGCTTCTTTGTATTTCTTGCGATGCGGCTGTTTCTGCAACAAGTTTTTGGCCAAGGATTGCGGCAAGTGCCAAAGTATTAATTTGATCTTCAATATTTTTTATTCTGTCGCGTTGATATTGAAATGATTGCCCTTTGATCTCTACAAATTCCGCCCTTGAACCTTCTGGAAGTGCTATTGCTTCGCCAGCGCCCGCACTGATTTCTTCGGACGCCTGTGGGAATCCAAAAAGACAAAGCATTGGAACAGAAGAAATTCTAAGTTGATTATCAAAATCTGAACTCTTTTGATAATGCAATAAATTTAATTCTGCAATATCTTGCATCGGTGGGCGTGATTCCAAGAAAGAAACTTTGTTTGAATATGCAACAGCAAATGGAATGTAATCTAAAGACGTTGTTCCTTCATCTACTTTTATATATTTCCCTTGCCTGCCCTTTCTATGTACCTCAAAGGCGCCCGCTGTTAACAATCGCACCTGTTCAACTTCTTTTTGTCCATATTCGCCATCAGGTTCTGTGACCCGTTCCAAAAGTCTTAATTGTGTAAGTTTTTGTTTTCCGTCAACAAGTTCTGTCCGCCAACCAAGAATCTCACGCGGGCTGTATGTAATCCAATAGGGTCGGCCAGTTCCGCCTGTCGGTGCATCAACAAGAACCCCAACATGACCATAACGCAACATTATTTTTGCTGTCTCATATGTCCAACTCGTGAGATCGTTACCCTGAAGGTCAACATCGAACAAATCTTCCGTAACCCGTTCTGATACCTCATTCAATCGAACAGGTTTGCGCGTAAGCATACCCGCAAGCAATCTTTCAATTCTGACATACAAAGGTGCAAGAACTGAAGTCGCAAGTCTGTTGTCGTAACTCTCGTCCTGTTCGCGCGGCATTTGCGGCAAATACTTTCGATGTCTTTTTCTTATCCCATAAGTTCCTGTTATCAAATCTTCAATTAATATCCAATTCGGCTCCATATTGACATAAGCATTGCTAGGGTCTTGAACCTCAACAGCTTTACTTGATCTTGTCCTGTCGTAATGGTTG